TAATGAATCTCTTATATCCATAATTATTAACCTGCCATTTCTAAAAGAGATAAATATTTAAAGTCATTTAAATCAATCTTTGATAAATTTGAAATATCCGATTTATTCAACTCTAAACTAATATCCTGAACATTGTCCATTATATTGTCTTTAAAAATTTCAAAATTACAATCCAAATCCAGCTTTTCTAATATGTTACAAATGCTTTCAATGGTAAAATTATAATCACCGCTCTCCCATTTTGAAACCATTCCTTGTGTAACGCCCATAAACTTAGCAAATTCTTTCTGTGTCATATCTCTGTTGCATCTTTCAATTGCAATTCTTGATGATATATCAGAAATAATATAAGCGGCTTTAATTTCAGCCTTGGATAAGCTGTCGGCAAAAGTTTGAATAAAGTCTGTCATAGTGTTTGTGTTTTTCATTTTATGCTCTCCTTATATCGTTCTTGTGCTATTGGTATCGCATTTTTGTAATTTGTTTTCTGCTTTCCACCTCGCTCGTAAAAACCATATAACAGTATGGTACCGTTACTGTCTATTGAATATAATATTCTAATGTTTGCCTGCATTTTTATTCTCATAGAATACAAATTACTGCTGCCTTTTAAACTTTCAAAAATATTTGACTTTTTTAACGGTGCCATATCTTTAAATTCATTTAACAAATTAAGATTGGTCATAAACTTTTTAAGAAAAGAAGCTGTGTTACCGCTTTTTTAATTATATCGTTTATATCAGAAAACAAGTCATCGTGAAATCTGATGTTTTTAAAGCGTTCATTCAGTTCCTTTTTTAGGTTCATCTCATTCATATTTTATGTTCCTTGTGAATATAATATTACTTATAGGTAATAAAATCAAGCTTTTTCAAGAAAATTTTGAAAAAACAATTTATTTTACTGTAAAGCCTTACTGACTTCTTTTACAAGACCGAGGATTTGAACACGGGTGACGTCGTTATTTTTGAACACTCGTGGGGGATAGTAGGGGTTGACTGAATGCAACTCAACGGTGTTATCGTTGTAAAGGACCTTTTTAACAACAGCCTCTTCATCGTCAACGAGGACTGCGGCAATCTGACCGCTGTCAACGGAAGTTTGCTTTTTAATAAGAATTTTACTGCCGTCATCAATCAGAGGGCTCATAGAATCACCGTGAACATTTATCCATATATATTTATCCTGTTCTGAGGGGCAAGTGATGTATGTAGGCATATAGTCAACAGGCACATCCTGAGCTATCACTCCGAACCCTGCCGAAATGCTGTCATATACAGGTCGCATAAATACATTTGTTTGCGGAAGTGGGGTTGCTTGGTCCGGTGTTTTATCGTCCCAACCCATAATATATGCAGGAGTAGTTCCTAAAGCTTTACAAAGCGGTTCTAATACACTTGTTGGTAACTTTTCAATCTCGCTGCTTTCATATCTGTATATTGTAGCTCTGTTCTTTCCTATCAGCTCGGCAAGTTTATCAACAGTTATATTTTTTTCTTCTCGCAATTTTTTAATGCGTTCGCCGATTGTCATAAGTAACACCTTTTTTCAATATATTGTTATTGACATAATGCAAAATAAGTTGTATTATAATGGTAGTAAGGGAACGGCTTTAGCTGTTCCGCTATTCAAAAACTAATTATTTTTTATAACCGTCTTGTATTGCAGTACAGGGCGGTTATTTCTTTATGGTGAACACAATAAAAAATGTGAAAATTACTATCACAGCTATGTATTCCACGCAATCACCCCCTTTCTCAAGGGAGTCGAAACAGCCGCCACCGTTCCTTTACTGTACAGTATTATAACATAACGGTTGCAAAAATGCAACTACTTTTTGAAAAAATAAAAATAATTTTGCAAAAATGCGAAAAATATATTGACAATAACTTACAAGGGTGGTATCATATAGTTGTCGCAGAAATGCAACACAATAAAAACTGGAGGTGATAAAATTGACTAATGTTGATAAGCTGAAAGGGGCTATCAAGGAGAAAAGATTAACCCCTGAAAAGGTTGCTGAAAGTATCGGTATCGACAAAAGTACGATGTATCGTAAACTTTCTAACGGTGGTGAGGATTTTACCATTAAGCAGGCAGACGCTATCACACAAATTCTCGGATTAACAGGTGATGAGGCACAGGCTATTTTTTTTAGTCAGTTTGTCGCATAAATGCAACTATTATATTAAGGGGGGTGAGAAAATGGGATTTTTTAATAATTTATTCAACATAGAAAAAGCACCAACAGTCACCAAGACTGTCAGTGCACCTTATGTTCCACCTTATCCTTTAGAAAAAGATTTTTATACTTTTGATAAGGTAGAGTGGAGCGGAGCGTTACCACCTCATTCAATGACACTTTCTTTTGTACTTCCTTATTCCGATTGGTGCGAATTTGAAAAGTCAGACCTTTATCGAGATTTGGAGAATTATCTTCAGGAATTACAAAAACGAGGTAACCCGAATGAGAATGTAGGCACTCAAGATTGATAGGCAGATGTTCATTGTATGTCGGAACATACTCATCAACACCTTTTGCCTTGTGATGATAAGAATTAACTTCGTGGGTGTTGTAATCTTCGGTGTACTCTATGCCGTTCAGAACTAATTGAATGTCGGTAACAGAAATAGGCAGTTGCGATTTATTGTTAAGTTTATAATGAACGAAAAGTCTTTTCTTTCCCTGCACGCCTAATTTGTATGCGTATTCAAGCATTGTGATTTCCAAATTCACTTTGTGCGAAACAAAATAGTTAATCAGGTTTATTAAAGATATTAAAAAGCCTGCAATGCCTAAAATACCACTAATTATTACCCACATATAATCAACTCCTTTGCTCGATTATAACATTTGCAAAAGATATTTGCAACACAATCAATAATACCACAACCGCAGTCCCATTAAACGGACTTTGCTGAAAAGAGGTGAAGAAATGAAAAATAAAATGATAGGCAACTATTCAAATGAAGGAGTGCTTAATATATCGGCTACAAATTTGCAGGAGTTTGAAAGCCTTATAAAAAAGGCAAAAAAACAAGCTGACGAATTGCAGGACACAATCAATCAGCTTGAATTCTTCAATTTTAGTTTTAAGTTCTCAACAGATAAGGATAATTAGTTACCTTCTATCATTCTTTCTGCATTCATAGCAGAAATGTCAAAATCTATAAAAGAAACGATTGCATTTATAAATTCGATTAAGTCGTCAACATTGTATTCCTGCTGCTTTCTTTCGTAATGGGTTTCGTCATTACCTATCCAAGCAGAAGCCATAGCTAAGTGTTTGATTTTACCATTGTCAATATAATTATTGATACATTGTGACAATGGAGCTTTTATTATTGCTTCTTTGTCATCAGGGTGTAGAAAAATGGCATAATCTTTTACCAAAAATTCCAATGCTTTTCTGTAAGCCATTCCTGAAATATCATTCAAACGATACTGCTGTGAAGCATAAGCCTGATTGTAAATGCTACAAAAATCAGGTGACAAAGCCTTGATGTGCTTTGAAAACTCTCGTTCTTCAACATCATAAACCGGCTCAAATCCTCTTAGGTCAGTTATATCACAATAAGGACCTATATGATAATTACCTAAAAAGGTCTTTTCACAATTGTGACAGAAGAAATGAACGAAAAGATTTGGAGAAGTATGTTCATCGTCAATATAGTAGGAGCTTAAATACGAGGGGTCGCCAGATTTGTGACACATAGGACAGACTGACGGATATTCGATTTCAAGATTTTTCTTACTAAGGTCATCGTTCAATGATTCGCAGTTATAAATTGTCTTTTTGATAAGCAAAGACCCCTTTCATTATATAGTGTAATGAATTGCCGTTCATCACTACATATAGTATATCATAGAAAGCTGGTGAAATCAATGCACATCAATGAATTTGCTGAAATATTGCTCAAAAGCAGAAAACAGAAAGGTCTTTCACAAAGCGAGCTTGCTAAGAAATCAGGCTTTACTAAAAGAGCTATTCAGTATTGGGAGAAAGGCAAAAAGAGTATTTCTCTTGAAAATGCCGACAGGCTCTTAACAGCTTTGGGTGTAGAAATCAAGATAGGTAAAACAGAAAGCAGGTGATAACAATGCAGATAACAGGCACACCCGATGAAATCGCAGAATTTATGAATCTGCTGAAAAGCGATTACAGAGGTGACTGCACGATCGAAAAAGATGTTAATTGAAATAAAGTAGGGAGGTGTTTATATGGACACAGTTCAGATGAACAAAAAAATCAAAGAAATTATGGATAGCAGTGATTTCTATCTGCTTTCTGAGGACGCCGCAAAGGCTATTGGAGTTGCTCCGCAAAACTTGCGTGAACAGGCAAAGGACGAACCCGAAAAATTGGGATTCAATGTAATTGTAGTCGGCACATCTATCCGTATTCCGAGAATACCGTTTCTCAATTATATTCTCGGTTCAAACCCGTTGAAAGGAGTGTAACAAATGCGGTTAAGAAATTACCCGACAAAAAGAAAGCTGCTCAAAGATATTGAAAACCTCAGAGCAGAGAACAGACATCTCAGCATTGAACTGAGAAACGCAAGAACGGACCTTGCACTCGAAAAAACAGCGTCAAGCGGTTATCGTCACGAAAACCGAGAGCTAAAACGCAAGCTCAAAGCCCTTGAAACGCCTGAATCCGAAGCATTCAATTTTGAATGTATGGGTGTTTCAAATGTCAACTAAAAAAGAAAAATCCGCTGAAGCTCTGCAAAGCCTCAACGGATAGCAAGGATATAACAAATATCACAAATTTGATTATATCCTTTCTTACTCAAAAAATCAAGAAGAAAGGTTGAAAAAATGTCAGAAATAACAGTAAGCGAACAGCATAAGCAGGCAATTGAACTGCATCAGAAGATAATTGTCAGCGCAAACCTTGCACAGCAGAACATATGGGATATGTGCAACGGACTTAAAACAATGCGTGACAACAAGCTGTACAAGGAGCTTGGATATCAGAACTTTGAGGACTACTGCGAAACAGAGGTAGGTTTTAACAGAACACAGGCACATAAGTATATTTCTATTATAGAAAATACCTCTGAAAATGTTTACTCGAGTAAACATTTGGGAGTAAGTAAACTGTATCTTTTATCTACCATAAGCGAACCCGAACAGGCTGAAATTGCCGAAAAGCTTGACCTTGAAAGCACAACGGTTAAGCAGTTAAAGGCAGAGATTGACAGGCTTAAGGACGAAAAACAGGAGGCAACCGACAAGAGCATTGACTATTGCCGACAGCTCAATAACGCTAAGAAAGACGCCGACTATTACAAACAGCAGGCGGACACTTCAAAAGAAAGCTATCGCAATATTGAAAATCAGCTTGCAGAGGAAAAGAACAAAAATTTTAAGCTGACAAATAAAGTTCAGGAGCTTGAAAACCGTCCTATCGAAGTTGCCGTTGCAGAGCCGAGCGACAATGAACGCAGACTCAATGAAACGATTAAGGCTTTGGAGAGGGAGAACATTAAACATTATGACGAACTCGAAGAAGAGTATCGCAATAACGAAAAAATTGTCAGAAAACAGCTTGAAGATGAAAAACAGGAGGCTCTTCGCAAACAGAAGGAGGAATATGAAGAAAGGCTGAAAAATGTTCAGACTGCCGACGGTCCATCAGATGACAAGGATGTCTTTAAGGCATATTTTTCAATTGCATATGACAGCTTTATCCGTATGCTCGATTTCGCCAAGCGGTCACAGGACAAGGAATTTTTCAAAGGCAAGGTTGAACATTTAATAGAGGCACTTGCCACACAAAACATAAATCTTTAAGGGGGAGCAACAATGAAACTTTACGAGCTTACCGAGATGTACTCGGATTTATTTAATCAGTTTGACGCTATCAACGAATGGGAACCCGATACGAACGCAGACGGAATGCCGATTGATGATGACGGCAATATCATTGCCAATGTGGACGCATACCGCAACAAGATGTTGACAGCGTGGTTCGATACTCTCACGGGTATTGAGGGCGAATTTGACGAGAAAGCTGAGAGCATTGCAATCTACTACAAACAGCTTCTTGCCGAGGCTAAAATGCTTAAAGCCGAAAAGGCGGCAATTGCAAAAAGACAGTCACAAAAAGAAAAACAGGCGGAGAGCCTTAAAACCTATCTGTTTAAGTCAATGCAGGCACTCGGCAGACAGAAGATTGATATGCCGAGAGCGGTTATGTCGCTTAAAAAGAACGCTCCGAGCCTTGTGGTTGATGATGAAATTTCATTTGTTGAGTGGGCGGAGGAACACAATCTTGACCACCTTTTGAAGTACAGTATGCCCGAAGTGAAAAAGAATGATGTCAAGGCTCTCTGCAAAAAGGGCGAAGAAATCCCCTTCGTACATATAGAAGCCAAGCAGTCATTAAGTATTAAGTGAGGTGTTACAGATGATTGATTTTTCAGAGGTAACAAGAGCAAAGTCAAAGGCACGAATTGCCGTAACAGGTCCGTCAGGCAGCGGAAAAACATTGTCAAGTCTGTATCTTGCATATGGCATTACAGGCGACTGGTCAAAGGTTGCTTTGATTGATACAGAACACGAAAGAGGTCGCTTTTACGCAAACAGGACAGACCTTAATACAGGCAAATTTCTTTATGCCTCAATGACACCGCCATATACACCCGATAAATATATTGAATATGTGAAATCGGCGGCTGATATTGTCGGTTCTGACGGTGCAATTGTTGTTGACAGCTTTTCCCATTGTTGGGATAACGAGGGCGGTGTTCTTGATATAAAATCGCAGATTGCTCAACAGCGTGGCAAGAACGATTATACCGCTTGGGATGAAGCAGGTAAAATTCAGAACAACCTTGTAAATACAATTCTTTCGGTTGATTGCCACACAATTATTACGATGCGTGCCAAAATGGCTTATGCAATGGAAGTAAATGACAGAGGAAAAACCGTGCCTGTAAAAATCGGACTTGCCCCTGTTCAGAGGGAAAACACGGAATATGAATTTGATATGTGTTTTCAGCTTGACCGTACTCACAATGCAAGTCTTTCAAAAGATACGACTTTTCTTGACAGTTGGACGGGCATAATTACTCCCGAACTCGGTAAACAGCTTGGAGAATGGCTCTCAAAGGGTGTTGAACTTCCGAGGTGTTCCGATTGCGGAGATGTAATTATGGCATACGGTAAACGCACCGTTAAACAGATTATTGACGGCACAACAAAAAATTACGGCAGACAGCTCTGTATGCAGTGTGTCGCAAAGCTGATAAAGCAGAAGAAACAGGAAAAGCAGAGAGAGGGTGCAGACAATGCAACTTCGACCGTATCAGAATGACCTTGTTGAACAGGTAAGACAGGCTTGGCGAGAGGGTTACAAAGCCCCTTGCATTGTCCTTGGGTGCGGTGGCGGAAAGTCCTGCATTGTCGCAGAAATTGCAAGACGAACAACTTGGAACGGGAAACGGGTGCTGTTCCTTGTTCACAGGAGAGAGCTTGTTGACCAAATATTCAGAACCTTTGTCCGCTGGGGTGTGCTTATGGATTTGTGCCAAATCGGTATGGTGCAGACCTTTACACGAAGATTGAAGAAACTGCCAAAACCCGCACTTATCATCACAGACGAAAATCATCACAGCCTTGCACAAAGCTACAAACGCATTTACGAACATTTTTCAGATGTTCCGAGGGTTGGCGTCACCGCAACACCTGTCCGATTAAACGGTGACGGTTTGGGCGATGTCAACGACAAGCTCATAATCGGGGTGAGTACAAAATGGCTCATTGAGCATAACTGCCTTGCCCCGTATGACTACTACGCTCCGAGTGTCGCCGACCTTACGGGTTTACACACCAAAATGGGCGAATATGTCGCCTCCGAGATAGAAAAAGCAATGACTAAAAATACAGTTTTCGGAGATGTAATCAAGTATTACAGACAGCTTGCAGACGGCAAAAAAGCGGTGTGCTATTGCTCAACTGTCAAACACAGTATGGCAACCGCACAGGCATTTTGCGAAGCGGGTATATCAGCAAGGCATATTGACGGAGCAACCCCAAAAGCACAGCGAGAACAGATTATAGCCGATTTCAGAAACGGCAAAATTACAATCCTCTGCAATGTGGATTTGATTTCAGAGGGCTTTGATGTGCCTGACTGCGAATGCACAATTCTGCTCCGTCCTACTCACAGCCTTACGCTTTACATTCAGCAGTCAATGCGATGTATGCGCTATAAACCAAACAAAAGGGCGGTAATCATTGACCATGTGGGCAACTATGCAAGGCACGGGATGCCTGATGACGACCGAGAATGGACGCTTGAAAAACGCAAAAAGCTGAGTGTTAAAAAAATCGAAAAGGAGCAGGGGGAAAAGGTCAGACAATGTCCCGAATGTTTCTTTACATTTTCAGCACCGCCGGCAGGGCAGAAAGCCGTGTGTCCGCATTGCGGTTATGTATTCCCGACAGCCGAAAGGACCGTTGAAACCGATACCACCGCAAAGCTCATTAAGGTTGAGGGGTTCAAGCTTGATTTCAGCACACCCGACGATTGCCACAGCTATGCGGAATTGCTTGCATACGCAAAAAGCCACGGCTACAAAACAGGCTGGGCATATTTTCAGGCACGAAAGAGAGGTATGATAGCTTGACAGAAGAACACGCAATTCAGAACAAAATCCGTATTGCAATTGCACCGTACTGCGATATTTTCCGTATAAATGTAGGTGCAGGCTTTACAAAGGACGGCAGATATTTCAATACGGGAGTTCCGCCCGGATTTTCGGATTTGTTCGGTGTCAGAAAATCAGACGGAAGAGCAGTCTTTATCGAGGTTAAAACTCCCAAGGGCAGACCTACCGAAAAACAACAGAAATTTATACAGATGATGAAACTCAACGGTGCTGTTGCAGGAGTGTGCAGAAGTGCCGATGAGGCGATAGAGTTAATTACAAAGGAGTAAAATTATGGGATTTAAAGCAAATTGGAGCGAGGCAGCACAGTCTAACTCACTCAAACCCGAGGGCGATTATGAGTGTCTTATAGCAAAGGCAGAGGAGCGTGACTACACAAATTCAAAAGGCGAGGAAAAAACCTGCCTGAACATTTCGTTCGTTATCCGAAACGATGTTGAGCAAGACTACAAAAACGGTTATATCTTCCATACCTTGTGGAAACGCAGAGAACCGACCGAGAACGATATGCAGGTAAACGGATACGGCTTTAATCAGGTTATGGCTCTCGGCAAGGCGGCAGGACTTCCCGACGGCAAGGACTATGACAGCCTTAAACAGTTCCTTGGTGAGCTTGTGAAAAAGCCTGTTCGTGTAACCGTTAAGCACGGCGAATGGAACGGCGAAAAGAGGGAAGAAGTCAGCTGGCTCAATCCTACAAAATTTCCCGAGGTCAAGCATACTTTTAAGCAGTCGCAGAGTTCAACGGCAACAGCCTATGCACAGCCACAGCAGAGTTATGCACCTGCACAGACAGCAAATCAGGGCTTTGTTGATATGCCGATTGACGATGATTTGCCGTTCTGATTTTAAAAAAATTCTTCGGGAATTGCATAAAACAGTGCAATTTTCACCGTGTTTTTCCTTATATATGGAGGTGAAAAAATGGGCTTTACAAATTTAAACCCAAATAAAAATAAATATTTTGCAGTTCCCGAGGAATTGAAAGGTTACAAAAACTGGGTGTGCTGGCAGTCATATCCAGATCCGAAATCGCACAGCGGAATTTCAAAGAAGCCCGTCAATCCAAAGACGGGCGGACTTGCTCAGTCAAACAATCCAGACACTTGGTCGGAATTTGAAACGGCAGTCAGAGAATCCGCCAAATATTCGGGCATAGGCTTTATGTTCTCAAATTCACCTTTTTTCGGTGTTGACCTTGACGATATGCCGAATGACATTCAGGACTACCAAAACGGCGGAGCTGACAACATAATCAGCGAGTTTGTGAACACTCTGCAGAGCTATACCGAATTTTCGCAGAGCAAAACAGGTGTTCACATAATCTGCAAGGGAACTCTTCCCGAGGGCAGAAGAAAGGCGAAGAATGATTCGGGCGGTTTTGAAATGTACGAAAACGGCAGATTCTTTGTTGTGACAGGTGATTACTGCTCTGCATATGCGTACATAAACGATTGCACCGAAAGCATAAAACCGCTGCATTCAAAATATCTCGGCAAGGCAACAGAGCCACAGCCTAAGCTCCGTAACATTGAGGTTAATCCGAACACCGTTGACGATATTGTCAGAATCGCCTGCAATGCCAAGAACGGAAGTCTTTTCAAGGCTCTTTACAGCGGTGATTTTTCGGCTTACTCGTCACAGAGCGAGGCGGATATGGCTTTTTGCAATATGCTTGCGTTCTGGTGCGGTTGCGATACCGACAAAATGGATTCGATTTTCAGACAATCAGGCTTAATGCGTGACAAGTGGGACAGAAAACAGTCGGGTACAACCTACGGCATTATAACCCTGCAAAAGGCTGTGTCGGGCTGTACGCAGACCTATAACCCAAAACAGCATAACGATTATTCAATTTCAATCGGTGAGGGCAAGGCTGTTCAAGCGGTTGACGAAGAAAAAATGCGTGCCTACACCTTTGACGATATGGGTAATGCCGACAGGTTCGTTGATTTATTCGGCGATAATGTAAGGTATTGTTACACCGAGAAAAAGTGGTATTACTACAATTCTATGAAGTGGTGTGTTGACAATATCGGGGTAGTTTTGCGAATGGCGGACAAAAGCGTTGAGGCTATGAAAGCCGAAGCAAGGCTGTACTTGCAAGCTGATGAAGAGAACGGCGGAGATATGTCAAAAGCATTTGAAAAGCATATGAAAGCAAGCCGTTCCAACAAATCAAAAAAGGCAATGCTCAACGAGGTCGAACACCATATCCCCGTACTTCCGGCACAAATGGATAAATACCGTATGGCATTAAATACCCCAAGCGGAATTATTAACCTTAAAAACGGCGAAGTGAGGGCACACAATCCCGAATATTATTTTACAAAGATAACTTCGGTTGACTGCTCTCAAACGGCAGAGTGTCCCCGTTGGCTTGCATTTCTTGACGATATTTTTGCAGGCGATAAGGAACTTATTCGCTACATTCAAAAGGCGGTCGGTTACAGTCTGACAGGCTCAACAGCCGAGCAATGCGCATTCTTCCTTTACGGCACGGGACGAAACGGCAAGAGTACATTCATTGATGTTATCCGTGATGTATTCGGCGACTATGCCGCAAACATTCAACCTGAAACTATTATGGTAAGAAACTCTCAGAGCAGTGCCATAAACAGCGACATTGCACGGTTAAAGGGTGCAAGGCTTGTCACCTCGGTTGAGCCGAACGAGGGCGTGCGAATTAATGAGGGACTTCTCAAACAGCTTACGGGTGACGATACCGTAACGGCAAGAAAGCTGTACAGCGAGGAATTTGAGTTCAAGCCCGAGTTTAAGCTGTGGATGGCAACAAACCATAAACCGATTATCAGAGGCACTGACACGGGCATATGGCGAAGAATACATATGATACCGTTCAATGTTCAGATTCCCGAGGATAAGGTTGATAAGAACCTTACGCATAAGCTCAAAGCCGAAATGACCGCAATTTTTAAATGGTGTATTGACGGCTGTATTCTGTGGCAGAGAGAGGGTTTGAAAATGCCGTCTGCCGTTCTTCAGAGCGTGAGAGAGTACAAGCGTGAAATGGATGTCATTTCCGCCTTTATCGAGGACAGATGTGTGTTAGAGGGTTCGGTTCAGGCAAGCACGCTCTATGCTGCCTATGCAAGCTGGGCGGGGGACAACAACGAATATTGTATGTCAAATACCAAATTCAGCACCGAACTTGCCAAACGATTTGAAAAGGTAAAGGGAAGAAATTTCAATTATTTCAACGGAATTTCAATTTATAAAGATTGTTAGTGTGGTAGCTTGAGGAGGGTTTACGGGTTTTTCTAACCTTTCGTATAAGAAAAATAAACTAATATTATATATATAGAAAGGGTTCTTTAAAATCGCACCAAACCCACCACAAGCCTCCGCAGGAGGTAATATGAAAAAATATGATTTTAAAAATCCACAGGTGTTTGAACAGCTTGAGGATAAAGCAATTGACGGTCAGCTTGATTACTCATCCTTTCCACCGCCCGAATATAAATACTTTTCAAGGCTTGCAAGGGTTGGCTACAACAACCGTCATAAAGGCTGGGACATAAACATCTGCCTTGAATGGCAGGACAAGCTCAGAACGGAGTATAAGCGTGACAGAAACAACGCAGACGAATACCGTATGCTCTCACAAAGAATTATGGATAATGTAAAGAAAAGCGCCGACTTCGTCCGTAAGATGTATCAGTCCCAAACCAACGAGCAAACCGTAATCAATGCCCTCCAAGCCTTAGAATGCCTAACCAACGAAAACGGCTTAACCAAAAGAATAACCGAAAAATTAAAGGAGAGTGAAAACAATTGACCGCTAAGGAATACCTTTATCGAATTAAAAACTTAGATACCGAAGTGAATATAAAACTTGAGGAATTAAAATGTCTTAAGCAAAAATCTTTAGGTGTACAACCTATATCTTTTGAACAAAAGGTTAAGAGTAGCAAAGGTAACTCAAGCAACAGAGTGATTGATAAAATAATAGACCTTGAAAGTCTTATAAATTCGGAGATTAACGAACTTATCAATATTAAAGCAGAAGCTCACGATCTGATAACTCAGCTTGAAAATCCTAAACACCGCAGTTTGCTTACTGAATATTATCTTAATAATAAAACGCTTGAGCAAACTGCAGAAACAATGAAATATAGCTATGACTATATCAGGCATTTGCATAGCGGGGCTTTGGCAAATTTCAGAAAAATATATAATTTATTTTATAAATAACATAGAATAACACATAGTAAGTGTGTTATCATTAAAATGAAGAAAGCAACAACAAGAGACATATAAAACTCTCCTAATAATAATGATTACATAGGCTGTTTTCGTATGGATACAGTCTTGTAATCGTTATTGTGCATAAAAAATGTCACTATATTTAAACAATGTTACAAATTATATAAATAACATTGAAAACAGTTGTATTATTATGTATAATATGTAACTGAGGTGATATTATATGTCGAAAAAAGTAGAATTTTTTGTGTTGACTTTTGCTCCAAAAGATAAAAATGATGAAAATATTTATAGTGGAAATTTCAAAAACTTTTTCGAAAAAATAGAAGAAATTTTTGCTATGGCAGATAAGTCAAAAATATTGTACCGAGATATTGGTGGTAAAAAGATTACAATTTCACGATTTTTGAGAAACGACAGCAATTATTTTCTTATACCATTTGGTAAACTAAAAGAGGGTAAAACCTATACACAAAAAGATGATATATTCACGGAATTAAACACGGAACTGTTTGAAGTGTCTTCTATGGTCTTCAACATAACGAATAATGTTGCCATAATAACTAAGAATAAAATGGGACCTAACTTTACATTGATTGAAGAATATCTAAACAGTTTTGTACCTGCTGATTTCGATTATGAAATCAAAATTATACCTTTATTTGAAGATAATGGTTTAAGTAAATTAAAGAATGCAAAGTACGTAAAAAGTATTATCATAGAATTACGCATTAGCGATGCAGTTAAGTCTCTGTATGCAAATAGATTCAGATCACAAAAAGGACATATAAATTCTTTTATAGCATATTCTGCTAATGATATTAAATCGGAAAGCATTAAACTAGAACTTGGATTTAATTATGCAAAAAAGAAGGATTCTCTTGATATTGATTGTGTTTATCAATTGATTGAAGATTTGCAGTTAAATCCAGATATAATCAAACAAATCAGATTAAAATATGTAACGCCTCAAGGTGATAATGACTTTGCTGAACTTAAAGATAGTAATATTATAGTTAGCCACACTTTTGGTATTCGAGACAATTTTTTGCCTTCTGAATATCTTTTAAATAGCTGTAATGAAGCTTTTGAAGGTAAGGTTAATAAGTATAGAAAACAGAGAATTTCCATACAAGCTGCTGAAATATCAATGCCCACTGAATTAAGAGAGCTGCGTTTGGATTGGAATCCGGAGGAATATTATGACAATTAGTGGTAGTATGAAATCGTAGGAGGTGAAATATATGAATAAGATTAAATCATCATTAAGCGATTTTAAAATAGAATTCTTTATATTATTGATATCCATTGCTTTCTTTATTGTGGGGGTAATAATTTATAATAATAGTTTTGTTGATATAAAAATTACTCTTGATAATTTAGCAGTTAAAATCTTTCCTAATGACAGGTTAAATATGATAGCGACTATACTTACTATTACCACTGGTTTTTATTTAACAATCGCAACGGTAGTGTCTGTATCGGTTATAAATGTCAGTAGGGCAATACTTGAATCGCAGTCAGATAAGCCTATTATAACGCTAATAATGTTAGGTATCATAGAAAACATTGTTTGCATTATTCTTTGTACCTGGCTAATTGGTGACGATAAAATTAAAAATATATTTGTTTCTTTTTGGCTTTCTATTGTAATATTGATGTCTTTGGTTACATTTGCAAAATTCATTAACTTTGTTCGTCATTTGTTAATCGAAAATATGAAACAAATGCAGAAGGATTTTCAAGTTGAAGATGAAAAAGAAAATGAATTGTTTTCACTTTTAGAAAACATAGAAAAAAATACTAGAGTTAAATAAAATTGTTATTTACAGACCGCTCTCGTTTGAGGGCGGTTTTGTGTTAGTGTGAAAGGCGGTGATACCGTGAAAGACAAATTAAATGCAAGACAGAGGAAGTTTGCGGAATATTATGCGCAGAGCGGTAACACCGTTCAGAGTGCGATACAGGCAGGATATTCAGAAAATTACGCAAACGCAAGAGCATATGAATTGTTGGAGAATGTTGGAGTTTCAAAATACATCAAGGAGCTTTCCGATAAGCTCAAAGATGAGCGCATTATGAGTGCAAAGGACAGACAGGTTGCTTTGTCCGACATTGCAAGGAATGACGGGCAGGACACCTCCGACAGAATCAGGGCGATTGACACGCTCAACAAGATGACGGGAGAATACACCGTTAAGGTTGACGCAAAGGTTGAGCAATCCGAAAAGCTCTCTGATGTGTTCAGACAGTTAGGCGGTGAGGGCTTGAGTGAGTAGCTTTCCTTTGTCGCAAAAATACATTGACTTTATCAACACAACAAATGTGTCGGCTGAATTTCTTGAAGGAACTACAGCGTCCGGCAAAACTACCGTCGGAGCAGGCGTTAAGTTTATGCGAATGGTGTCGCAAAGTAAAAAGAAGATACACGCCATTGCCGCCAAAACTACGGGCAAGGCTGAGGAAACTATAATTCAACAGGACAACGGTATTCTCGACTTGCACCGCAACGCTGTCTATTGTGGTAACGGCGACAAGGATTACAAGCTGCCGCATATCAAGTTTGAGGACAAAATTATCTATATTCTCGGTTACAGCAGTCGGGATAAGTGGGAAATGGTTCTCGGTGCGCAGTTTGGGTGCGTTTATATTGACGAAATCAACACCGCCGATATCGAGTTTATCCGAGAGATGTCAACCCGTAATGACTATATGCTTGCAACGCTGAATCCCGATGATCCGAGCCTGCCTGTGTATAAGGAGTTTGTCAACCGCTCCCGTCCTTTTAAAAAATATGAAAACGATGTTCCTCCCGAGATTACGGCGGAGCTTACCGAAGAACCTGTACCGAATTGGCGGTATTGGTTCTTTTCTTTTGCCGACAATTTAAGTCTTACACCTGAACAGATTGAAAAGAAAAAGAACTCTGCACCGAAAGGTACAAAGCTCTATAAAAATAAAATCTTAGGTTTGCGAGGCAGAGCAACAGGTCTTGTGTTCCCGAATTTTGAGAGGGCAAGACATATCAAATCAAAAGAGTGGGCAGGAAAGTTTTTGAACTGTAACCGCAAGTCGGAACACTTTGTTCAGTTCACCGCAGGTCTTGATACCGCCTATTCGCAGAAGTCGCCTGACACTATCGCAATGACATTTTACGGCATTACCAATCACGGTAAGTGTGTTCAGCTTGATGAAAGAGTTTACAACAATGCCGAAATGCAAACACCTATTGCCCCGAGTGACACGGTGAAGAATTTTATTGATTTTCTTGACCGCAACCGTGATGAATGGGGCTTTGCACGCACGGCTTTTATTGACAGCGCCGACCAAGCGACTATTACCGAATTTCAAAAGTATAAGCGACAGCACGGCTGTGTCTATGACTTTGCAAATGCATGGAAGAAAACGAAGATTATCGACCGAATCAATCTTGTACTCGGCTGGCTTGCCACCGACTGTTATTTTGTGCTTGAACATTGTAAAAACACGATTGCCGAGTTTGAAATTTACAGCTGGCGAGAGGATAAAGACAATACACCCGAGGACGGTCACGACCATTGCATTAACAGCGGTCAATATGCGTGGCTGCCGTTTAAAAATATTATTGGAAGTGAAATAAATGGGGCTGATTAACAGAATGGCTGAATCTATCAGATCTGGAATTAAAAACTTTTTGCAGATTACTCCTGCAAGCGACAAAACAATTACAGTCACCGAAACAAGCAATCATCTGACCGAGTGCTTTATCAATCGCATTTGGTATTGGGGCAACAGCAGACAGCTTGCGGAGCTGTACAGGCAGATTGATACAAACAAAACTATGTTTTGGGCGGCAAAAAGCACAAAGGGGCTTGAAATCCGTAAAATACACACGGGTTTGCCGGCACTCATCTGCGAAACGCTTGTGAATATCGTAATTGCCGACTACAACGGCACAGATGTTACAAGTAAAAATTCAACCGCTTATGCAGAGCGTTGGGAAGATATTGAAAAGCAGAACAAGCTATCCGACACGGTTAAGCAAATGCTCCGTGACCTATGTGTTGTCGGTGACGGTGCTTTTAAGGTCAGCTTTGACACGGCTGTATCAGATGTTCCGATTGTTGAATGGTATCCTGCCGAAAACATCGACTTTACATATGTGCGCGGCAGAATCCGAGAGGTTAAGTTTTACACCGATTACACGCAAAAACACCGCCGTTACCGTTTTGAAGAAACATACGGTTACGGCTATATTCACTATGCTTTGTACGATGACAACGGCAAAGAGATTGACCTGCACACGGTTGACGCTCTTTCGTGGATTGATTCAAAGGGCGTTACATTTGACGAATCATATATGTGGGCTGTACCTGTCCTTTACGGCAAATCGTGCCACAAGGGCAGAGGTGCGGGCATTATCGGCATAAAAACAGACGCTTTCGACAGTCTTGATGAAGTGTGGTCACAGTGGATGGACGCACTCAGAGCCTGCCGAACAAAGCAGTATGTGCCTGATTGCCTTGTTCCGAGAAATCCCGAAACCTGTCAGCCGATATCACCAAATCCGTTTGACAACCGATTTATCACCGTGGGCAACGATATGTCTGAAAACGGCAACGGCAACAGGATTTACACCGAAAGTCCGCAGATTCAGCACGAAAGCTATTTGAGTTCATACATTACTGCCCTCGACCTCTGTTTGCAGGGTATTATATCGCCGTCAACTCTCGGCATTGATACGAAGAAGCTTGATAATGCAGACGCTCAGCGTGAAAAGGAAAAGACAACCCTTTACACAAGGCAGAACCTTGTGAAAATTACGCAGAACGCACTTCAAAGCCTTGTTGCAGTTGTACTCAATGCAGACGGTGAACTTAACGGCAAGGGTATTGTTGAGGACTTGGAAGTATCCGTAAACTTCGGCGAATATGCAAATCCGAGCTTTGAAAGTCAGGTTGAAACCGTGTCAAAAGCAAGACAGGGCGGTTTGATGTCAGTTGAAACCTCGGTTGATGAGCTTTACGGCGACAGCAAGTCGGAGGATTGGAAAGCCGAAGAGGTGCAGAGAATTAAGGAAGAACAGGGCATTGCAGGCGAAGAAGAAAAATCGGAGCTTGACGATGCGGACCTTACCGACACAGAAGAACCTGACAATAACGCAGATGATGAAGAAAATGCGGAAAATAATGCAGAAAAAACCGAAAGCAATCCCGAACAGAATGATACACAGGTAAACAATGAGTGATTACAATATCAGAGAAGCCTTTGAAAAAATCGAAGATGAACTGATTAACAGCATGATGAGAAATTTCAGCCGTCACAGAGCCGAAGAAACCAAAGAGGGTTACAACTGGACACAATGGCAGGCTGAACAGCTCAAAAGTCTTGAAGAGTACCGCAAGCACAACGCAAAGAAATTCGGCAAGCGTTTCAAAACCATTAACAGTAAGGTTGAAGAGATGATTCGCACCGCCAAAGCTGACGGAAATGCAAGTCAGGAGGCAGAAATTCTTGAAGCTGTCAAGGACGGTTTCAAAGCCCCGAAAAAGCCGTCAGCACACAGCACAGCCGAGTTTTTTAAGGTGAATGACCGTAAACTTGACGCACTCATAAAATCGACCACAGACGATTTAAAGAGGGCAGAAACGGCGGCTTTGCGTATGAGCAACGACAAGTACCGCAAGGCGATTTTTAACGCACAGGTTGCAATGAACACGGGTGCGGTTACATACGAAAAGGCCGTTGATATAGCTTGCAAAGATATGCTCAACGCAGGTCTTAATTGTGTGGAATACAAAAACGGTGCAAGGCATACGCTCTCGGATTATGCAGATATGGCGGTTAAAACAGCCAACAAAAGAGCCTATCTGCGTGGTGAGGGCGAAAAGCGAGCCGAATGGGGAGTATCCCTCGTTGTTGTGAACTCAAGACAGGGCGGTTGCCCTGATTGTGCAAAATATATCGGCAAGGTGTTTATTGACGATGTTTATTCAAACGGCAAAAAGTCAGACGGAAACTATCCGCTTCTCTCAACCGCAATCAAGAACGGTTTGTTTCATCCGAGATGTAAGGACAGCACAAGTACATATTATCCCGAACTTGATGATTTGGACGCACCGTTGTCTGAAGATGAAATCAAAGAGCTTGACCGTCAGCGAGGAATTGAGGAAAAACAGCAGTATGCACAGCGACAGGCAGAACGCTTTGACCGCCGTGCCGAATACAGCCTTGATGAGGACAATAAACGCATTGCCCAAACCCGAGCCGATGAGTGGCACGATAGGGCGAATACGCTTGAAGAAAAGGTGAAACAATTTTCTTTGAAGACTGATGAACAAAAATATTACAGACCTGTTTTTAAGGAAGATATATCAAAAACTTTTGAACGCAAAATTGAGGGCAAAACAATTACAATTGATACCCGCAAGGCAAATACATTGTGTGACAATGTTTATATTTCAGATAAGGTAAAGCTAAAACGAAAAGAACTTCATAATTTTGATATGCAAGTGAGAAAAGCGTTTGATATGCTTGGAGAGGTTAAAACAAGCGGAAAGCCTGAAATTTGTATTGTCACTCCCGAAGAAATGCGAGTAAATGCTATTGCTTCATATATGCCAATGCAGAATGTTCTAAATGTCAATTCAGCATACTTTTCAACAAGTGATTTGTCAGGCTTACAAGAAAACTTGGCTTGTCCGCAAGACGGATTGAGTACAATTCTGCACGAACTGATTCATTGGCAAGACGCTAAAAATTACAGAGCAAAATTCGGAAGTATTAACGATTATTTTGAATATTGCGATTACCTTAATAAAATTTATGCTCCAAAGGTTGAAAAATTGATAAATAACGGTTATAATATAGAGGATATAAGTGAGTATGCTTTTGAATGCTTAAAAGATAAAGCTATGGATGAAGTGTATAATGAGTACAGAGTCAGCAAACTTTTAGGGTGATGATGGTATGAGATTGATACAAACTGAAGAACAAAAATCTCTATGGAATGCGTTTAAGCCGTACCTTGTAACAAATGGTTTAAATGTCACTTTGCGTGAAGATGCTCCGCAAGAAGCTAAAGATGCTGAAGCACTTTACAGTAAGCTTAGAGAGAAACAAAAAATGCAATATCTAAAAGATAGTGGCATAATCTAACCGCTCCGTAAAAAGGGCGGTTTTGTTGTTTAACTTGCCGAGAATATGTTCAGAACAAGAAAAACGGCTTGTTCACGGCATTGCTTAACTTGCCTGTAACTTGCCGTAACAGAACTAAATACATCAAATCAGCACTTTGAGAAATCAGAGTGCTTTTTTATTGCATTTAAACCGGTCGAAATCGACCAGTTTAAAATATTGAAAAGGTGGTGACAGAATGAAAATCAGAGTAACAACAGCATTTAATGACAGGCAGAACGGTTATGTAACCCGACCTGTGAATGAAGTTTTTGAATGTTCCGAGCAGAGAGCAAAGGAACTCATTGACGGCGGTTTTGCAGAAGAGGTCAAGCCTGACACTCCCAAAAAGCCGAGAGCCAAAGCAGTTAAAACAGAAAAAACAGAAAAAGCGGATTAAGCACTTTACGAATATGTAAGGTGCTTTTTTATTGTCCGAAGACATTAAACTACGGGAGACACCGTGCAAAACTGAAACAGAGAGACACTCTATAAACTGATTACGGGAGACACCCGAAAAACTGAAAGGATATGAAAAAATGGCAGAACCAAATCCAACACCAACCCCCAATGAACCGACACCTGCACCGCAGGGAACACCGCAGGGAAACGCTCCTGCCTTTGATTATGACAAGCTCGCAAGCCTTATTACAGGCAAACAGAGCGTGACAGAGGACACCGTTTTGAAGTCATATTTTAAGGAGCAGGGATTGTCAGCCGATGAGATGAAAGAGGCTATCGGTGCTTTTAAAAAGCAGAAAGCCAAGAACACTCCCGACTTTGCAAAAATGCAGTCGGAAGTTGAATCCGCAAACAACGCAAAACTTATGGCAGAAGTCAACCAATCGGCAACCCTCGAAGCCGTAAAACAGGGCGTTGACATTGCAACAGTTCCTTATGTGCTTAAAATTGCAGACTTTTCAAAGGCTGTGACAGACGGCAAGGTCAATGCGGAAAAGCTGACAGAGGCTGTTAAAAAGGTGCTTGATGATATCCCCGCACTCAAGGGCAAACCTGCCGAGAACGGCACAGGAGTTAAGAAAATCGGCGGTGACGGCAACGGTACATCGGACGGTACAAAACCAAAGGCAAATGTTCCTACCAAAAAATGGAACAGATTTAATATTTAACCGAAGAAAGGATTGAAAAATTATGGCAAACACAAATAACTATGCCGAGCAGTTCAGCCCTGATCTGCTCGAAATTCTTGTTCAGGGCACACTTACATCACCATTCATCACTTCAAATGTAAAGTGGGTTGGCGCAAGAACTTTCCACTTCACACAGATGAGTACATCAGGCTTTAAGAACCACAATCGCAACGGCGGTTGGAACAAGGGCAAATATATTCAGACAGATGTTCCGTTCACCTGCGAACACGACCGTGACATTGAGTTCCTCGTTGACAAGGCAGATGTTGACGAAACTAACGCAACCGCAAAGGTTGAGAATATTTCAAAGGTGTTTGAGCAGACACAGGTTGCTCCCGAAACAGACGCACTTTTCTTCTCAAAGGTTGCAGCAAAGGCTCAGGCAACAGACGGCTACCATTCTTCAACAAAGACATCGGAGTGGACTAAGGAGAACGCTTATTCAAAGCTCAAAACAATTCTCTCTGCCGGCAAGCTCCGCAGATACAAGGCAAGAGGCACACTTGTTGCCTATGTGACATCTCACATTATGGACTGCCTTGAACAGTCAACGGAGTTCACTCGCAAGATTGAGCTTACACAGATTGCAGAGGGCGGTATCGGCATTGAAACAAGAGTGACCGAGATTGACGGTTGCCCTATCATCGAGGTTATTGACGATGAGCGTTTCTACGATAACTTCAACTTTAACCCCGATGACGGCGGTTTTGAGCCTGCAACAGGCGCTCACAAAATCAATGTTCTTGTTGCCTGCGGTGAAACCTGCAAGACTGTTCCGAAGATTTCAAGCATTTACTTCTTTGCTCCCGGATCACACACAGAGGGTGACGGCTGGCTCTATCAGAACCGTTCACTTTCCGACACATTCGTGTTCCCGAATGGCAAGGACGGCAAAATTGACAGCATTTATGCCGATGTTGACACAACGGCGGTTGCGTAATGTATGCTGATTACATTGAACATCAGGGTGGAGATGAAAACAGTATTATCTCTGCCGAACACATTGATGTTCTGACTTTTAACCGCATTGATTTTGAAAAACTTTCGGAAATGCAGAAGAGAATCATCGGCAGAGTGCATAGCAGACTTACTGCTTTTGAAGAAGAAAATGCCGATATGATTTCTTCCTATCTGAAAAGCTATTCAATCAACGGCACATCAATGGAATTTGGCGCAAGCTGGAATTTAATGTGTATCAGCG